TACCGTGTGAAGGTCTCGCCAGAGTATGCGCTTGAGTCCAACAGTGAGCGTCTGGATTATCAGAAGTTCTATGTTGCATTGAACAAGCGCATGGCCAATGCCGATGAGGCAACCTCAGCTGATGATATATTCCCTTGGGATGCGTGGACGTTTTATGCTCACAACTTCCTCACTGGAATGACATCACCTGAGCCCATTGATCCTAAGGTTGCTGTTGCACGCATCTCTGATGCACTGCGTGATAAACACCAGCAACATCAAGGCGATCGCGATATTATCGCAGAACTTGATAAGCGGACCTATGTTCACAACGCTGTACGGTATCGTGTGAACCCCCAACTTGGTGGTTCCACGGTTATGTCTGTACCCGTTGAGGAACATTTCGGAACGGATAACATTGTTCTCGATGGTATCGCGGGTGTCAAGCTTGAGGGTGTTGAAAGATACACGGACTACGAGGAGGGCTATTGCTCTGCGAGTGAGGACGATTTCTCAGATGCGCCCACAACACCACCCAACCACCCCGCTGGTTATAAACCACGGGTATCACCGCTCACTGATTCTGTGGTGCGGAATGCTGTCTTCAACTTTGATGAGGAAGACAATATTCCTATTGCACAGGACTCCGTATGGAACACTCGTGTGGGCCACTGGGTTAACACTAATGGCGATATCGTGACCTACGAAGACCCCAGTGTGGACTCACCCACTATATCGCGCATGCGTATACGCACTCGAGCCGCCTTTAGTGATTACATGGATACATTCCGTGGTTACTGCAAGCGTTTCAGTGCCTTTTTGTGTGAGAACAAGTGGTACATCGCTGGCGCAGTGGTATCATCCATTGTGCTTGCGTCGCTTGTGGGTGCGTGCATGGGCATATGGTCTTTTATCAAGAGCCTCTTTTCTAAAAAAGAGGTAACGGAGGAGACGACCACAGAGGCCCAGGTTGTTAGTCAGTCTAACAGACCACTCACGAAGCCAGTTATGGCATCTGGTACTCAGGTGCGATTTCAGTCAATTGGTGATGTGATTAAGCAACACGACGATACGGCTGTACACGATACAGTGTACTCCAACACATACAAGATGTGGATGTATCAGCCTGTTGCTGAGTCACCAAACCAGTTCACCCCCATCATACTGGGTCAAGTCTGCTTCCTTAACGGGACTATGGCAGTCATGCCCTACCACTTCATCACCTACTTGAAGACCCAGGATGAGTCTGCGAAGTTGCGACTGCGCAGTGGCACAAACGTGGAGCTTACGTACGGTAAGTACGATGAGCTAAGCGTGAAGCTGCTGCTCAAGTTGCCCCGGCACGACCTCCAGAAGCATGACCTAACGTTCATCAACTTCCAGAGGTTGGGCATTCGTGCTCACTCCACGGTCAGCCAGCACCTCCTGCGTGAGGATCAGGTCAAGACGCTTAAGAGTGCACCCAAGGCAATTCGGCTCGACGTTAGTCGTGTTGATGCTGAAGGTGCCATTTCTAAGAAGAATGGACGCATGATCTATGTGGCTCACACATCATCATACTTGGACACTCTGTTGTCCGGAAAGGATACTATCCATGGTGTGTGGGAATACACAGCACCGACTATGGAAGGTGACTGTGGCGCCCCTTTGACGCTTCTTAACCCTGCGGGTGTTGGGAAGACATTCATTGGCATCCACGTGGCGGGCGATGGTAACTCTTTGGGTTACTCGTCCGTGATCACGTTTGAGATGTTTGAGAAGGCGCGGAAGGCCCTTGGCACGTTTCTTGACTCCATGTGGAGTGTGGAGAAACAATGCGGAAGGGTCATCAATGAGCTTGTTGAGGCAGAGAAACCTGCTGCTTTCAACTCTGGCAGTTTCACGGTTATAGGCCGTGTTGCTGTCGGAACCCACTCGAACCCCTACACATCCATCAAGCCTACATCATTGTATGGCATCATGGGACCAGCTGTCGATAAGCCGGTACCCCTGAGTCCTTACATGAAGAATGGCGTCACCGTCCTCCCTATGCTGAACGCATTGGAGGCCAACAAATCGGATGTGAGGATCATTGATCACCAGGACCCCATTTGGGTGCAGGCAATGCATGTCGCAGGTAAGCTGTTTACGCAGCGCACTGCCGGCTGCAGTCGTCGAGTACTCTCCTTTGAGGAGGCGGTGCTTGGAGACCCAACCTTGAAGCTCAAGGCGATCAATCGCAAGAGCTCCGCGGGTTACCCCTATGTGCTTGATAAGCGCTCTGGTAAGAAGGAGTTCTTCGGCACTGGTGATGACTATGACCTCACGACGAAGGGTTGTGTCGAGCTGAAGGCTGACGTTGAGAAGCTTATCTATGACGCCAGAGAGGGTATAAGGCCCTCCGTTATCTATAACGACTTCCTCAAGGACGAGCGACGCTCCCCAGAGAAGGTAGAGGCGGGCATGGCCCGGATGATATCATCCAGTCCTCTACATTACACTGTGCCTGTGCGCATGTACTTTGGCAATATCCTCTCAGCTATGTTTTCGAACTGTGTTGAGACTGGGCTTGCACCAGGCATGTGCACGTACCAAGACTGGGGTCTCCTGGCAACACGCCTCTCCAAGTTTGGAGAAGCTGTGTTCGATGGAGACTTCAAGAGGTTCGATTCCACCCAGCAGCCTGGTCTGCTGTATGTGATCCGTGACTGGATCAACAAGTGGTACGGTGGGACAGAGGAGGAAACGCGTATACGCAACGTCCTCTTCGAGGACCTTGTCCACTCGCGGCACATTAATGGGACACTGATTTATCAGTGGAACAAGTGCCTGCCGAGCGGCAACCCTCTCACCACACTCATCAACTCATTGTTTTCGCTGCTCATGCTTGTGTATGCTTATATCAAGCTCACAGGCGATGCTACTGGATTCTGGGACCATTGCTTTGCCAATTCTTTTGGCGATGACAACATTGTTAATGTTGACCAATGCATGGTTGAGAAATTCAACCTTCTCACAGTCCAGGAGTGCCTAGCCGAGCTTGGCATGACATACACAGCAGGATCGAAGGAGGCCACAGACAAGCCCTACATGACTCTCGACCAGTGCACGTTTCTTAAACGTGGCTTCAGGTACGACGAGACAGTACGGCAGTGGCTGTGCCCCCTCGCCCTCAACTCATTTCTTCAGACTTTCTATTGGTGCAAGAACCCTATGTTCTATTACGGCACCATTATCAGTGACATTGAGAACGCCTTTCAGGAGTTGTCAATGTGGCCTCAGGATGTGTGGGACAAGTATGCTCCACAGCTGCGTCTTGCTCTCCGGAGACATGACAAGGCCGTGGACACACAGGCCCCAGTGGAGCGTGAGTGCTATCTACGGATAGTGCTCAGCCGTACCGATTGGTACTGACACAGCAAATACGCACCACTCACATGTACATAGTTGAGCCTCTCAAATAGAGTGGTGGACAGGGCGTGTCTGGGGTCTGGGCTTTTAAGTCTTACTACTCAGGGTGGACCTTAAACACCCAGAGAAGGGCTCACTTGCATGAGGTTGAGACGCCCCATGCTAGTATTGGTCTCGCCGATAATAAAGATAATGTCAACACGGAACATTTAATCCGTGACGAGGTCACTGTTTGTGATAACATTGCTTCCCTATCTATCGAGGGCACACCAGAGTCCACGGGGGTCACAACCTTCGTGCAGGAGGCGTGCTCATCGGTAGCTGTGCTCGGAGCACATCATCGGCCTAGCAACCTGGTCAAGAGTCAGACAGACTTCCAGGACCTCAAGGAGTATTTCCGGAGGCCCAGG